ATTATATCTTGTTGAATTAATTGGTTTGGCTATCTGTCAATTTGCAGTTCAATTATTAGCAGGTGGTGCAGTAATTAGTTATCTAACTGGTTTAGATTTCTTTTTAGTAACTTTAATTTTAACTGGTATAGCTTTTGCTTATAGTTTTATAAGTGGTATTAGAGCATCTATACTTACAGACTATTGGCAAATGTGGTTAATATTGGGTGTTGTCGTTGTTATTGTGCCGTGGATTATTGGTGCAGGTGGTGGGTTTGAAACTATCTGGAACGGTATTGGTGGCATAAGTGGCGAATATAGAAATCCATTTAACTTTGAAGTGTTCTATGGTTTTGGTATTGCAGTAACAATTGGATTACTTGCAGGACCATTTGGCGATCAATCATTTTGGCAAAGAACTTTCTCTATTAAAGAAGGGCAAGTCAAAAAAGCATTTTACACATCAGCAGTTGTGTTTGGTATTGTGCCAGTTTTAACAGGTCTAATTGGTTTTGTTGCTGCAGGTCTAGGAATAGATGCAGGTGGTAATGCACAATTAATTAATGTTATTACTGCTCAACAATTATTACCTGTCTGGGTTTTAGTACCTTTTACCATTATGCTTTTAAGTGGTTTGGTTTCTACATTAGACAGTTCTCTATGTGCTATTAGTTCTTTAACAGGACACGATATTGCAGAAATGTTTAAATCTAAAAACACAATGTGGTACGCAAAAATTGGAATGATGTTTTTAGCTATCTTTGGTTTAGTTATTGCTAATATTCCAGATATGAAAATACTTTATCTATTTTTATTTTACGGAACATTAAGAGCATCAACATTATTACCAACAGTTCTAACTATTTGGAAAGGTAAACTTTCCGAAAGTGGTGTGTTCTGGGGTATATGTACAGCATTATTCGTTGGAGCTCCTATGATGGCTTACGGAAACTTTGGTGGTGGATTACACTTCAAAGTTTGGGGTGCAATATTTACTTGCGTATCAAGTGGTGCAATAGCATGGATTTTTACAAATGCCAATACTAAAAAAAAAGCACTCAGATAAAAACGTATTAGAACTTGCCTATGAAAGGTTAAACAATATCTTTGATCAGTTTGACACTGTATCAGTATCGTTTAGTGGTGGCAAAGATTCTACAGTCTGTTTAAATTTAACTTTAGAGGTAGCTAGACAACGAGGTCGGCTACCTCTTGATGTTGTACATTGGGATGAAGAAGCTATTCCTTATCAAACAGAAGAATACGTTAGAAGAACATACAACGAAAAAGATATAAACTTACGTTGGTTATGTGTTCCAGTTGTTCATCGTAACGCTTGTAGTAGAAAGGAGCCATACTGGTATCCCTGGGCAAAAGAATCAGAAGATAAATGGGTAAGACCTTTACCACCAGAAGCAATAACAGAAGTTCCAAATTATAACGGACATATTCCTACAGCTAGATTATCAATTCCATTTATGGCACCGTTGATGTATCCAGTTGAAAAGTATGGAAGGACTGCTTGTGTTATGGGTATACGTGCAGATGAAAGTTTAACTAGATACAGAGCAGTATCACAAAGAACAGTTGAGAATTATATCATACAACCAAAAGAAGAAATGAGTTTGTCTGAAGCAGTACAAAATGGTGTAGATATTTCTCGTTTCCCTACTAGAAAATTACAAACTACAGGAAAACAAAAGTCTATAAGTAATAACGTAGGAAACTTTTATAAAGTATATCCAATTTACGATTGGCAAACTGCAGATGTATGGACTGCACCAAAAAAGTTTGGGTGGGATTACAACCATGCTTACGACGTAATGGAAAAAATAGGAATGACACATTCTGCTCAAAGATGTGCTCCCCCTTATGGTGAAGAACCACTAGAAGGACTTTGGACATTTAAAGAATGTTTTCCAGAGATTTGGGATAAGATGTGTTACAGGGTAAGAGGTGCTAATACAGCAGCTCGTCATGCCTTAACTGTTTTATATTCCAATAGATCACAACCAAAAAAACCAGACGGTATGGAATGGGAAGAATACATAGCGTACTGGATTAGAAAGTTCCCATTAAAAGAACAGGGAATGATTAGTGAAAGAATACAATCTTTCATTAAGAAACATTACGAAAAAACAAAGGACCCAATCTTAGCTAAAACACCACATCCAATAAGTGGTATTAGTTGGGAGTTTCTTTTAAAGATTGCTGTGCGTGGTGATTTTAAAGGAAGAAAACTAGAACCTTATTTCTCTAAAGATAATGTTAAAGAATGGGAGTCTAGAAAATCAATGTATGCAAAGGAGTTAGCAGATGTTCAATCAACCGATTAACGCAGTAGAATGGATTGACGCAAAAGAATTAAAAGCGAATGACTACAATCCTAATCACATACCACCACCAGAACTTAAACTTTTAAAAACGAGTATAATGTCTGACGGTTGGACACAACCAATAGTTGTAAGAGAAAATAATGAAATCGTAGACGGTTTTCATCGTTGGACTTTAGCTAGTACGGATAAAGATATTTCCAAAATGACAGAAGGTAAAGTTCCAGTGGTTAGGTTAAATAACAAAAAAAGAGAGGAGCAAATAATGGCAACAGTAAGACATAACAGAGCAAGAGGTGCTCATGGTGTGATGTTAATGGCAGACATTGTAAGACAGATGAAAGATGAACTTAACATGGCAGATACAGAAATTATGGAAACGCTAGGTATGGAAGAAGAAGAAGTTGAAAGACTTTATGATAATAGTGGCATGACAGAACGTGGTGCTAAAGAAGATTTTAATACTGGGTGGACACCTAAAGATGATGACTAATATACTGTTGGGTTTAATTCTTCTGGTTTTGATTTTTATTTCTGTAATGGTTTATGCAATAGGTGATTACATAGCAAAAAAGAAATGAACTTAATACATTACAAACCAGAAGTATTAGCCAATGAACTTTTTGAAATATCTAAAAAATATCATTTAAGTAAAGTTAAATTATTAGCTATAGAAAGAAGAAGAAAGAAAACAGAAGCATCAAACTATTTAAGGTTTAGGAATAATGGCAAAACTGCAAAAGATGCAGAAATGCAAAGCAAGATTTGTAGAGAGATAGAAGAAATAGATACAGAGTTAGAAAAAGAAGAACTAAATAACAAAGAATTATTTTCACAATATGAATCTAAGTTAATAGAAATAGATCTAATTCGTTCTCATAATTCTACTACAAAAGAAGAATTAAAACTTGCACAAATTAATGAAAACGTAATAAGGAAAGCAAATGAAAAATAATCCGTTGAATTATCAGATAGGTGGGCAACATTATAAAAAATGGAAGATACAACCTATAGAGTTTACTTGGAAAAATAATTTATCTTGGTTTGGTTTTGTTGTTTTAAAATATGTTATGCGTGTAGAGGGTAATGAAACTTCTATAGAAAAAAAAATAGAAGATATAGATAAGATTATCCAATACGCAGAATTTAAAAGACAATCGTTATTAGAAAATGAGCCAAACCTACAACACAACAACAATAGCTAAACTTCTAAAGTTATCAGAACGTAGAGTACAACAATTAACTAAAGAGGGAATTATCCCTAGAGTTGATCGTGGTAAATATGAATTAGTACCTGCTGTTCAAGGTTATATTGATTATTTAAGATTACAAATGTCTGGGGAAATATCAACAGACGACATTATAAAAAACAAAAATAGATTAACACTAGCTACTGCTGAATTGCGTGAAATTGAAAAATCAAAAATGGAAGGTGATTTAATATCTACCAAAGAAGTTAAAAAAACATGGTTGCATTATGTAAACTTAATTAAAACTAAATTGTTATCATTTCCTAATAAGGCGGCACCACAAATGGTAACTGTAGACAACATCAATGAAGCTAAACTAATATTAAAAGAAAGGATATATGAGGTCTTAAATGAGATTGCAAACGCAGAAATTACAAGTGCAGAGCAAAGGTCTGATGACGATTTTGAAATCAAGTCAGAGACTGATGAAGCCACCACCGAAACTGACGGTGAGTGAGTGGGCAGATAAGTTCAGAGTTCTTTCTACAGAGGCTAGTTCTGAAGCAGGTAAATTTGAAACTGCAAGAGCCATTTATCAAAAAGAAATTATGGATGCAATATCAGACCCTAGTATTGAAGAAGTTGTTTTTATGTCTGGTTCACAAATTGGTAAAACGGAAGTTTTATTAAATACAATTGGTTATTATATACACTACGACCCCGCTCCAATATTGATGATACAACCAACATTAGATATGGCCAGAAGTTGGTCGCAAGATAGATTGTCTACAATGTTAAGAGATACACCATTATTAAAAGAAAGAGTAGCAGAAGCAAAAAGCAGAGATAGTGGCAATACAGTTTTACACAAATCATTTGAAGGTGGGCATATATCAGCTTGTGGTGCAAACAGTCCTAGTAGTTTGGCATCAAGACCAATCAAGATAGTATTGTGTGATGAGGTAGATCGTTATCCACCAAGTGCAGGTTCAGAAGGTGATCCTGTTCTACTTGCTAAAAGAAGAAGTGCAACATTCTGGGATAGAAAAATAGTTTTAACATCTACGCCAACCAACAAAGGTTCTAGTAGAATTGAACAGGCGTTTGAAACAACAGACCAAAGAAAATTTTATATACCTTGTCCTAAGTGTAATCATTTCCAAATACTAAAGTGGTCACACGTTGTTTGGGAAGATAACAATCCAACCACTGCTAGATATCAATGTGAAAAATGCGAACATAAAATGACAGACAGTGAAAGAATCAAATCTATTAGTATGGGTTATTGGAAAGCAGGAGCAGAAGGTAATGGTAAAAGCGTAGGTTTTCATTTATCTGGTTTATATTCTGTATGGGCTACTATGGAAGAAGCTGTAAGAGAATTTTTAAGTGCTAAAAAAATGCCAGAAACATTAAGAGTATTTGTCAATACATTTTTAGGTGAGAGTTGGGAAGATGAAGGAGAACAGATAGATGACATTGGGTTATACAAACGTAGAGAAGAATATTTAAACAAACCAGATGAAGAAATACCAGACGGTATAGCTGTTATTACTTGTGGAGTAGACGTACAAGACGACAGAATAGAAATGGAAATAGTAGGGTGGGGCAGAGAT